TCAACAGCTACGTGACAAGTTGTCAAATGCTAAGGAGCTAGCGCACCTGGACGAGCAGACGGCTCGCGAGTATTGCGCCACCTGGGAGGAATACGATGAGATTGTTACCGCGAGATGAGATGTTAGTGTTCGTATTAGGAATGGTCACGGGCGCGGCGGTCGCAATAGCAGCTGGTATCGTCGCGTACTTCATCTAACTCCTCCCTCCCCCAATAACCTAACCTCCGCACAACGCAATAGACTAATCACCGCTCGGCCCCCGCATCTAATCCCTAGCCGTTTCATCTAGGATGCTGGCACTCCTCTGCGGCCCAAACCAGCGTTAACTACACTCACAGCTCCGCAGCTAATCAGTCACCCTCGCCGCCTCGTCCTCCCTAACCCGATCATTCTTATAGCTTTAGGTGGGCGCCGGTATTCCTTGCTAAAGAATCACTGTGACTGCGGCTCACATGAGTATTGAATTTAAACGAGTTACAGAATCGTAATTAACATTATCACGGTTTTCCTAGGTCCCTCGAAAACGCATACCCAAACGGTCACTTATTTGATTACTTCGGCGTTACGGGTAGGTGGTGAGGGATTTGCTAGTTCGGTTAATACTTTGGGCTTGACAGATTGTCATATTTTAGCTATCATCACTTCACATTTGAGTGGTCGATGGGGAAAGGAACCTGCGCAGGTGTCCATATGAATTGCAGACAACTGAAGTTGAATCCAGAAACGAAGAAGTTTGATCACGAATGCGGTGCCGAGACGACAGCGGAATACAATGGTGTTCCGATCTGTCCGACGTGCTGGGCTGAGTCGCAGCGTGGTGCTGACAATCCTTACCACGTAACACTAGCTTGGAAATGACTTTCCCACCATACACATGGCATCGATGCATGACTGGCTGCAACGTCTGAAAGACTACGGCGAGCGGGTCGCTAACTCCTACATGTCCTCGTCCCAGCAGACATCAGGTCTACCCGGTGAGCTGGCGGCGAAGCAGGGGATGATTGATCAGGTGGCCCCGAGTGCTCCTGCACAGCCTCCGATGCAGGCTCAGCCGACTCTCGCTCCTTACGAACACGTCTCCCCCGGCTACGCGCCGATCGGCGGTACGAACGCCCTCCAACAACTCTACTCCGGACGCGCTCCCAAGCTAAGATAACCCCGAGACTTTTGTGCCAACCACAGGAGTCTCTCTTTGTCCTCACACATCCCTACCGATGAGGAACGCGCGGCGATCGCTGCCGGTGCGCGAGCACGCGTTGAGCGTAAGCTCGCCGAGGCCGAGGAAAAGAAGAAGAAGATCACCGAGGAGTTGACTCGGTCACACGAACGTCCTGCTCCGACTCCTGTTCAAACAATTAAGCTTGCTGAAGGGCTAGCTGAGTACCGCGCGAAGGTCGCGTCGGGTGAAGTGTTCGTTGTGCCTAGGGGCGTGAAGAAGTTTCGTAATTCTGCGGAGGTCATCCGTCGGTTCCTTGAGGACGGGAGGAAGGGCGCGTTGGATGATAAAGGCCAGACGCGTTTAGTGAGGATGATCGAGAAGATGTATCAGGTTGCGGTAAGCGATTCGCCCCGAAATATCGATGCGTTCAAAGCGTTGATGGAACGGTCGTATGGTAAGCCTAAGCCTAGCGACGAAGCGCTTGACGCGATGGCTAAGGGTGGAGTGCAGTTAGTGTATGTTGCTCCGCCGCCGGACGTCCCGTTCGCTGAGGAGAAGAAGGCGTTGCCAAAAGTTCCAGAATTCATTGATGCTGAGTTCACAGAAGGAGATGATAATGGAAGATAACGGAGAGAATCTATACATTGACTTCGATGAGAATGAGCCGATCACTCGGGGGGAGTTGATTCAGGTGCTTGAGGAAACCGAGGCGATGATGAAGGAATTCAGGCATGTTATTAATACTCAAGCGGAGGTGCTTGGGCTGCATCGGTATATCCTCGACACGTTCGTTCCCACCCCTCTCCTTCAGAAAGCCGCGAAGGAGTATCACGAGGCTAGGCTGAAACAAATCGATGTTGAAGCGGCGGTCGACGAGTCGTTCGAGTCCGACTCTAAGAAACATAACTAATGCCTAATACTCGTAAGCTCGCTCTAGAGCCCGAAGTACGGATCAATTTCAAGTTCCAAGCGTCCCAGGCGAAGCTGTTGCATAAGATCACGCGTGGGGCAGGGACGTACGTTGTACTCCGTGCTCCCGAGTGTCTCGAAGTGGGCGGTCAGCGGTCGGGGAAGACTGTTGGTAAGCTCATGCACGGGATTCTTGAGTACTGCCTGCGGTACCCGAAGTGTGACATCCTTGTCCTCCGCCGCACAATTAGCGAGTTGGATAACATTGTGCAGGATGTGCGGACGCTGATCCCTCAGAGTATGTACACGTACGTCGCGTCGCCGAATAAAGTGATCACTTTCACGGGGAACGGGTCAAGGATCGTGTTCGGCGGCTGCGCTAATGACGTCGAGAGAGACATTGAGAAGTATCTCGGTCAAGCGTATCCGTATATCCAAGTCAGCGAGTGTGCGCAGTTCTCCCCTGAGATCTGGGAGAGACTGGCAATGCGAAACCTCGTCAACGCCGCTTGCCAGCCTGATGAGTATGGGAACGTTCCTATCCCTCGCATCGTCGGCGACACGAACCCAATCGGCGCTCATTGGGAGTATTACTATACGAAGTTTGTTAAGAAACAGCCGTGGAACAAACCTGAGGGCGCGCGACAGGATCGTGAGGGACGGTGGTATGTGTTAGAGGCGGGGGAGATGCGTTGCTTCTATGATCCCCAGAATTACGCTTACAATCATACGACGATCCTCGATAACAAAGAATACATGAAGCGCGATCCGGGCATGATCGACAGGCTTAATGCCATGTCCGGGCCGATGCGGGAGATATTCTTACAGGGGAGGATGGATGGGGTATCGGGTCAGTTCTTCGACTGCTGGGCGCCCGATTACCATATCGTCGATCTCCGTGAGGATCCGGAGAGGATCATTTGGCAACCGTGGCAGCCTGTGTGGGCGGGGCAGGATTGGGGGGTTGGAGGACAGGGGCATACGAATGCGTTTTATTTATTTACGAAGGCGTTAGTGAAGTCAGCCGTGGGCGGTGACCCGCGAGTGAAGACAGTATGCTTCCGCGAGATCGCGCCGAGGACAAGCGTTACGAAGGACGATTACGCCGATCTGATACGTAACGCTGCGTATTACCCGAGGCTACCGCAGGATCATCCTCAGTATGAGTTAATTAGCGGGAAGCCGTGTAAGGTGAGGGCGATCTACTTCTCTCACGAAAAGTTCAATCGTGTGCTCGAAGCGCATTCACCGGCGGACGAATACTCCAAGGTTCTTCGAGCGCGAGGGCTACCACCCGTCTCCCGTGCTACCCGCGACCGTATCGGCTCGGCGGGGTACATGTACAGTGAGCTGAAGATGGGGAATATTGTAATCCTTCGCTCCTGCGAGGAGATCATTCATGCGATTCCTACGTTACAGAGAGACCCGAAGCAACTCGATGACGTGCTTAAGACGAACGCGCGGTCGGACGATTTGTATGATGGATTTAGGTTAGGATTGTATGGGGGATTCAGGGATTTAGAGATGCCCCAGGATGTACGGGATCGTATTGAGATGGATAAAATGGACCCGTGGCAGAAACACTTTCGTAAGATGAAGTTGGCCGGGGAGCAGAAGAAACGCACACAAGCATTCACCCAGCCGGAGGCGCCGTTTTGGCAGAGAAAATAAGATTGTTCTTTCGGCAGTTGTTCGGTTCGCGGTTGATCCAGCGGCTTGAGCAGGATCTACTTGATGTACGATCGGACTTCGAGCACCGGCTCAATGACAAGGACGATGTCATTGCTAATCTGCGCTCGGAGTTGCAAGCTGCGAGGCTGAAGATCGAGACGTTAGAGACAGTGATCATACCTGTTGTCTCTCCGGTCGGTAACCTATTCAAACCTAAGCCTGATACGCGGACTTTTGAGAAACTATCAGGGCCAGAGGAAGGCTCGTGGGCGTGGGTGCAGGCCGAGTGGGCGAAGAAGCAGAAGGAAGAAGCTGAACAGGAGATAACGAATGTCGTTCCAAAGTAAAGATGGAAAAAAGAGTAACTCAAAATTTCGCGCCAACAGGCGTGATCGTGAGTCCGCTGTGCAGGATGGGATGGAGAGTCAGAAGGGACCACGGGCGCAGGCTAATGCGGTCGAGGGTAAGGGGAGTAAATCACCCGAGTCCCGCGAGGAGAAATCGAAGCCATCGCCAGTGTCGGGCGGAGCAAGCGATATGGGCGGGGATGTGAACAGTCAAGCCGCCGGAACGATGGGCGCGAAGGCGAAAGAAGTACATATCACCCACGATGATAACTCCGGCCATCACCATGTTCATACGGTGATGGATAACGGGATGGAGGAGCATACTGACCATCAGTCACGCGACGAAGCGCATTTCCACGGGGCGATGTCGGCGGGGGTTGCTGCTCCTGAGGACGGTAATAGCGAAGATTTCCCGAAGAAGCGGACGCAGCCTGAGACGAGCACGATGGATGCTGATGACTACGACGTCGAGCCGCTGGATTAATGATCGACATCTCCCGAGCGTTAACGATCGACGGCTGGATGCAGCCTGAGGAGCTTGTTTGGCTTGCTGAGCAGGCCCAGAGGCGTAAGTTCATCGTCGAGATCGGGTCGTATCTGGGGAGGTCGACGCGGGCTCTGGCGGATAACGCTCTCGGTATCGTTTACGCGATCGATGATTGGCGTGGGCCGAGGGACGTGGATTGGTTAACCGACGAGCAGCGAGGGGCGATCGCCGATACGTTCCGAAAGAACATGGAAGGGACGAAGGTAAGGGTGGAGATGATCAGTAGCGACCACGCAGCAGCTTCGGTCATCGAAACACCCGATATGGTATTCATTGACGGCGATCACGAGTACGCGAGTGTTAAGAGAGACATTGATCGCTGGTACGCAAAGATGGCTCCGGGAGGTCTGCTCTGCGGACACGATGTGAATCACGTCGGCGTCGCGCAGGCGTTACGGCATACGTTCGGTAAATATACGATCGCGCCGAATACGACGATTTGGTATGTGGAGGTATAAGTGCCGTTTCAGTCTAAGAGTCAACAGAGATACATGTACGCGCACAAGGATGATCCGAGTATGAAGAATGTGGATCTGAAAGAATGGTCAGCGGCTACTGATTTCAAGAGGCTACCGGAGAAGAAGAAAAAATTCGCACGGGGGAAGAAACGTGGGTAGTAACTTTGCACGCGGGAAGATGCCGACGGCGAATGATGTGGGCGCCGCGTCCGATGCGATTGTACGGAACGCGGGAAGGGCGTTATTCCACCCATCGAACGATCAGAGACCGTTGGAACAGCAGATGATTCAGCCCGACTCCCCCGGTCCCGCACCAGTGATCCCAACCCCGAAGCCGCCGGAGAATTTCTGGACAGCTTACGGTCGATACGCAGCAGCGAAGAAGTAATACGAGGACTCCTTGGCCGATCTAGGTCTCAATGAAACAGGCGAGCGGGATATTAGTGTTGGGGATACGAATGACACCGACACGGGGTTTGATTTTAGTAAGATAGGCGCCGACGCGCCATTTGATTTCGCCCCGGAGCCACACTATTTCTCGAACGATCCCGAGAGTCCTGTAGACAACCCTGTCTGGGTCCCGGAGGAATTTGAGGACGACCCTCAGCAGCCGAGAGATATCTCTCCGCTGAGCGCCGATGCTCAAGCAGCGTTAATGGAATTGGATCGGATCGCGTCGCAGGCCGACGTCGCGCCGAGGCGTATTGAGATCGAGCAAGCGTGGAAGGCGATACATTACGATCGTGGTTATCAGTTTCTACTTAGACATCGGAATGGGGGGTGGACGGTCCCTGCGTCCGGCCCGTACGCTCCTGCAGGCCAGCAGCAAGTGCAACAATGGTACCAGACAAATGTATACGGGGAGAAAAAAGAAATCATCGTTGCAGCGTTATCGCGCGAAGTCCCCAGAGTAGAATTCTTCCCCGCGAATCCCGACCACCCGCCCGACCAGGATATGTCCGAGGTCGCGGATGATCTGAAGAGTATTTGGGCGAAGAATAATAATCTTCACTGTATTCTCAGAGACGTCGCTGGAATATTCTTCAACGAAGACCGCGCAGTACTCTGGACTCGTTACGAACTGAACGGCGATGAGTATGGGTACGAGGAACCGGGCGAGCCGCCGGTGCCGGAGAATGAGATCGATCCGCCAAGCGATCCGACGGATACCACTGAATCGACCGATTATCAGGTGAAGAATGAATCGCCGGTTGACCAAGGCGCGGCGAGACGCCCGCGAGGACGTGTACGCACAACGGCGTTCGGGAAGCTCGAAGCGAAAGTACCGATCTATGTAGATAAGATCGCAGAGATGCCGGTGATACAATTATGCGTTGATTATGACGTGTCTATTGCTAAAGCAATGTTCTTCTGGATGCGGGACAAGATTCGCGGCGGCGGGGACGGGACAGGTGAAACAGAGCTTGATCGTATCGCGAGAGAGAATGTTCGCCAAGCGGTCCCGGGTCAGTACGTTACTGGGGATAGTATTAACCGTCACTGTGTTGTTAAGCATGTGTATATACGTCGTAGTATGTTCTACGATGCAGGAGTGAAGGATGAGGTCAGGGAAGAGTTGCTTACTAAGTTCCCTGCCGGATGTAAGTTAGTTAAAGCAGCTACAGAATTTGTATACGCTCGCAACGAATGTATTGACGACCATCTTACGATCGGACACCCTTTCCCCGGTAAGGGGCAAAATAGGCGTTCTCTTGGCGATTCCCTTCTTCCTATTCAAGATTACATCAACGAGCTAGTCGATCTAGCACTAGCCTTTGCAAAACGCACGGTAGCAAAAAAATGGATGGACAGCGAGGCGTTCAATGTTGAAGCGTTGCGAACGCAAACTAACACTCCTGGCAGTATCGGCCCTTTCGT